TTAAGAGACAACGGATTTGGGGATTTAGTAAAGAACCAAGTCACTTGTAGCTTTGGAAGGAATGAAGATGAGAAAGCTAGTAGTCTTATATCTGATCTCTCTGCGCAAGGGTTAGAGCCTGCACAACGTGAATGGGTCGAACCTTCCACCCTTCGCGCATTCGTCCGTGAACAATATGAAAAAGGTACTGAGATTCCTATGGATCTTCTTGGTGCTTATATTGGTCACAAAACAACAATTAAATCTGAATAGAGGTAATTAATAATGAATAAATCAGTAAAAACTAAAGAAAATGGCCTTGATCTTGCGGTGATCGCAGATGATGCCAAAAAAATAAGTGGCTTTGGTACGCTTAATCTAGCAAGGGATACAGCTATTCCTTATATTAGCATTTTGCAAACTTCAAGCCCACAAGTTAACCCATCTAAAGCAGAACATATAGAAACTGCTAAAGCTGGTCAACTGTTCAACACAGTTACACAAGAAACCTTTGATACACTCGAAGTAATTCCTGTTTTCTACCACCTAAAATATGTAGAGTGGAAACCTAGAGAGCAAGGTGGAGGGTTTATCAATTCTCATGATGCAGATAGTGGCATCATTGGGCAAACTAAACGTGATCCTATGACAAACAAAATGATTCTTCCTAATGGAAATCATATTGTTCAAACAGCTTATCATTATGTTTTAATGATAACTGATAGTGGATACCAAAATGCTGTGATTAGCATGTCTTCAAGTCAGCTTAAAAAAAGCAGACGTTGGAACAGCTTAATGCTTTCACAAAAAATTAAGGGTCCATCTGGGATGTTTACTCCTCCTACATATGCTTTTACTTACAAATTAACGTCTGTAAGTGAATCAAATGATAGAGGTAGTTGGTTTGGATTTGCAGTTGAGAAAGGTGATCAAGTAACCGATGCTTCCATTTATAATGAAAGCAAAGCGTTTGCACAATCTGCATCAAGTGGTGCGGTGAATGCAAAACCTCAGGAACCAAAATTAATTCAATCCGACAATAAACCCGAAACCAAAGAAAACAACGAAGACATACCATTTTAGGTAGTTTTCGGAACCTGGAGGTTTCGTGGAAGTTGAGAAATTTAAATCTATATTTGAGGGTTTAGACGTGGCTTATGGTCAGCACCAGCCGAATGGTTCGCGTGCTGACGGTAAGCAGCAAGGTAAATCTTATATTGTTAGACAGGAGGTAACAGATGAGCTCTGGCAAAAACATTTGGCGGGCGAGGGTCCGTCTCTTGGGATTATTCCTATTAGGGCTGATAATACTACTAAGTGGGGATGTATTGATATTGATAGTTATCCTTTGGATCATTCTGCTTTATTCAGGAAGATCAGAAAATTAAATCTACCATTAGTATATTGTAAGTCAAAAAGTGGCGGTGCGCACTTATTCTTATTTATGAAGAAAACAATTGCATCAAAATTAGTTAGAAATAAATTAGTAGAAATAGCAGCATTGATTGGGCATTCTACATCAGAGATTTTTCCAAAACAATCTAGTATATCACTGGAAAAAGGTGATCTTGGTAATTTTTTAAATTTACCCTATTACAATGGAAACAAATCAGTGCGCTACGCATTAAGAGAAAATGCTACATCAGCTACATTAGAAGAATTTTTCGGTATATATGAAAAGAATGTTGTAGAAGATTTAGATAAAATAGGAGCAGGACAAGCAGAGATAGTACCGGATGGCCCACCTTGTTTACAAGCTTTATGTAGTCAAGGGTTTCCACCTGGTACACGTAATAATGGATTATTTAATATTGGTGTATACACCAAGAAATTTGATCCAGATAATTGGGAAAAATTATTAGAAAAATATAATCAAGAATATATGAAGCCTCCTTTAGATCATAAAGAAGTTGCTGTAGTAGTTAAGAGTTTAGATAAAGGGTATCAATACAAATGCAAAGACCAACCCATTAGTTCTTTTTGTAACGTTAATGTTTGCAAAACAAGGAAGCACGGTGTTGGCGCAGAGAATGTATCACAACAGTTAGGTGCATTATCAAAATTAGAAACAGAACCACCAATATGGTTCTTAGAAATACCTACTGATGATAATGAAGATGATCTTAAAATACAATTAACAACAGAAGAATTACAGATACAAACAAAGTTTCAAAAGAGGGTTATGGAAGTATTAACCATGATGCCTCCTTTGATGAAGGCGTCCGATTGGCAACAACTGGTTAACGGAAAGATGGGAACAGCTTTAAAGATTCCAGTGTCAAACGACGGATCTGTGTCCGGGCAATTTATAGCTCACCTCCAGGAGTTCTGTACTGGTCGGGCACAGGCACAAGTGAAAGAAGATATATTATTACGTAAGCCGTGGACAGAAGACAGTAAGACTTATTTTAGATTACAAGATCTACATGCTTACTTAATAAGAAATAAATTTACACATTATAGTAATACAGGACAAATTATTGCTGAACTGCGTAAAATAAAGGGAGAACATAAATTCTGGAAACTAAAAAACAAAGGGGTTAACACATGGGGTGTGCCAGTATTTGATGAACAGGACTCAGAACACGAAGTTAGGAAACAAGATGCCACACCTTTCTAAACATAAATACGGAGATAAGAGAGAAGATGGATATAGATACGTTGGCAGAAGGTTTAGTAGATTAAAAAAAGATGGAACGTATGGTGAAGATTGGAGAAGCCCAGAAGGATTTGAAAAACATTTACAGAATAGTAAAAGAAATAAAAAAAGAATTTATGATTTTATTAGTGAATCAATGAATGAGGAGAAATTAAAACATGGATGTATGCATTGTGGTCGTAAAGATGACTCTGTTGTTTTGGATTTTCATCATCCTAATAGAGAAGATAAGTTTTTAAATGTATCTAGATATTGGAGAACAAGTTTAAAACAATTTGAAAAAATGAAAAAGGAATGGAAAAAATGTATTGTGTTATGTGCTAATTGCCATCGTTTAGAAGAGAAAAGGATTAGAAATGCCCAACGTTAATATAATATTAGGTCCTCCTGGCACTGGTAAAACGGAGAATCTACTGAGGATAGTGGACCGGGAGTTAAAAAATGGTACTTCCCCGGACAGGATTGCATTTGTAAGCTTTACAACAAAAGCCACTAATGAGGCACGTGATAGAGCTAAAGCTAAATTTAATTTAACTGATAACGACTTTCCTTATTTCTGTACATTACATGCATTTGGTAAAAGACAAATGGGTTTTACTAAAGCAGAGATTATGGACCCAAGAGATTATGCAGAATTTTCTGATAAATACGGTGTAGACCTTAGAAGAGTTACAGCTGATTGGGAAGATAATGGTGTCGTGAATACTGATAATAAATATTTAAGAGATATAAATAAATCTAAAATGCAGTGTCTTGAATTACAAGAATACTATAACATATCTAATTTATCATATGCCTGGAGTGAATTAATATGGGCTTATCGTTCATTTGAAGATTATAAACAAACATATAACAAATTTGATTTTACAGATATGTTAACACAATATGTAGCGTTTGGTCCTACACCAGCACTAGATGTAGTTATAGTTGATGAAGCACAAGATTTAACTAAATTACAATGGGATATGTGTGGGAAAATATGGAAGGATGCTAAAAGAGTTTACATAAGTGGTGATGATGATCAAGCTATATTTAGATGGGCCGGAGCAGACATAGAACATTTAATTAATATGCCAGGTAAAGTGGAAGTTTTAAAACAATCTTACAGATGTCCTGTAGAAGTTCATAAAGTAGCACATGATATAGTTACAAGAATTGGTAAAAGAAGAGAGAAAGAATGGAACCCACGTGATGTAGAAGGTGAAGTTAGATTTCATGCTTATCCTGGTGGAGTTGATATGCGTGAGGGTAATTGGCTTGCATTAGCTACTTGTAATTATATGCTAAACGACATTGAAGATGATCTACGTTATCAAGGATTACCATATACTATATATGGTAAGTCACCAATAAAGCAGGATTTAATTAAAGCGGTGGATGCATGGAAAAGGTTAAATGAGTTTGAAGATATATCATATAGTGATGTGGCAGCAATTTATGCAAATTTAAAAAGTGGTATTGGAGTACAAAGAGGTTTTAAAGGTTTAAAAACACTAGAAGAAGGACAAGTATATAATTCAGAGTCTTTAGTAATGCATCATGGTTTGATGAATACAGGAGTTCCTTGGGATGTAGCTTTTACCACTATAGGGGAAAAAGATAAATCATATATAATGTCACTAGAAAAACACGGTGGATTAGGTGTTGAACCTAAAATAAATTTAAGTACAATACACATGGCTAAAGGCGGTGAGTGTGATAATGTTATGTTAATAACTGATATATCACGTGCTAATAGCGAAGAGATGGAAATAGATTCTGATGATACCAACAGAGTATTTTATGTAGGCGCAACTCGTGCGAAACAATCACTACATATAATTAACCCCCAACAAGAGAGAGGATTTATCATATGAGTATGAGTAAAGAAGAAATATTAGTGAAAGCTAATCAACTTATTTCCAAAACTAGAAATGAGACACACGGAGATGCATTCAAGAATCATGCAGAAATCGCAGAATTCTGGAATATATTTCTAGATAATAAATTACAACCAATGGCTAGTATTACAGCCAATGACGTTGCTATTATGATGATATTGTTAAAAATATCAAGACACACGCAAGGTGAAAAATTTAACTTGGATAACTTCATTGATATGGTGGGTTATGCAGCGATAGCAGG